TAATTATCCAGATGGTTGATTGGCTAAAAATTTTTTGGAGGTATAGTTATGAAAAACAAGTTAAAATTTCTAGGTATTCTATTAGTTGTGATGTTTATAGCATCTATGTTTCCTATTGGTGTTCTTGCTGCATCTGCGAGTAAGCCTTGCGGAGCAACTGAACCCGGTTCGATAAAAACGGGAGCAATTGGAGCATCTGGAAATTATCAAACGGGTTATACCTCATCCTCTTACGTCAAAGAATCAGTCAAATGGACATATAAAGGCGTTAAGTATATGACTGTATTTACGCCGACCGGAACGAGGTATCTAAAACCTGTACGGAAACTAGGTGATTGGTATGTTGCATCACCTGGACTGGTTGTGACGGTTGAAGAAACAAAAACATATACTGATACTGTAAGTAATTTAGTAAGTAAGAGTTTTTCCGGGGGGATTAATGCTGATTTATTCTTTTTGTCGGGAACTCTTAATTCTAGCCAAAACAAAACCACTGCTATTTCTTTAACTATTAAAAAGACTCAAAAATTCAATTATGGAGATTATAATATAGGCAATAGATATTGTTATTACTCATTTGTTTGGTTTAACGAGTACAACACAGTAACCTATAAATATAACTCATCAACAAAAAGCTATTCGACTAAAGTGAATACTCTTGGGTCAAGAAAAGTGTCAGGTAAATATTATAAAGTCGGTTCAAATCCAATTCATTTACAAATGTGGGGTTATGGAACTAGATAATTCCTCAAACCGCTTCGGCGGTTTTTTTATTTAAAGATTGAATAAATCCTCGAATAATGCTAAAATATGGGAAAAGCGTTATGGAGGATTATGATGAATGATTATCAGAAGAGCATCGTGGAAGATTTAATCGACTCAATAAAAGCAGAACGAAGAAAAACGAGCGATCAAATAATTGACGCTTACCATGAAAAAGCATATCTCGAAGTGAAACAAACTTTAGACGTAATAATTAAAGAGAAATCCATAGATGAGGAATTGGTTGAAGCTATCACAAAACCAGTTTTAGTAAAACATCGAATTGATAATACGAACGAAGATGTCGACGAAAAAATCAAAAAATTAAACGAAAGATCAAGGCAACTGGATGTGTTAGCTGGAAAATTTCAAAGCTATAAATGATTGAGAATCCGCTTTCGAGCGGTTTTTTTATTGCCAAAGAAAGGAGCGACAGCATGAACGCTAAACAAGAGCGATTTTGTGAAGAATATCTTATTGACCTAAATGCAACGCAAGCAGCAATTCGCGCGGGTTATTCTTCGAAAACTGCAAATGAGCAAGGTTGCCGATTATTAACGAATGTTAGTATCCGCGCGCGTATAGACGAAGAGATGGCAAAGCGCTCAGCGCGGACCGGCGTCAATGCGGATCGTATCATCCGAGAGCTCGCACGCATAGCATTCTTCAAAGCAACCGACGCAGTGCATGTGAACGACGCAACACTTAAGAGCGACATCAGCGACGACGATGCTGCCGTGATCGCTTCCATTAAAGTCCGCAGTAAAAGCGGTGAAGATTTCGAGGAAACCGAGCGCGAAATCAAATTCGCAGATAAGCTAAAAGCCCTTGAGCTGCTCGGCAAGCATAATAATATGTTTAATACAGAGAATATCAATCTCACGGGCGAAGTGGAAATTAAGTCCGACAAGCTTGATAAAATATTGGAGCAGCTAAAAGACGATGGCTGAGGAGCTTCTGCTTTCACCGAAATACAAATCATTTTTAAAGTGCGACGCCCCCGTAGAATTTCTTGAAGGCACTACTTATGCCGGTAAGACCACGGTCGGCGTTTTTAAGTTCATGCTCAAGGTTGCACAATCTGAAAAGAAGCTGCATATTTTATCCGGCCTTGATTTGGGAACGATTGAGAAAAATATCATCAATAAGGATCTCGGAATCGTCGATATTTTCGGCGATCTTGTAAGATATAACGCTTCGGGTCGCGGAGCTTACAGTCTGCCGCATATTGCTTTTAAAGGCAAGATCATTTACGTGCTCGGCTACGACAACAAAGCGCGTTGGAAGAAAGCGCTCGGCGGTCAATATGGATGCCTGTATATCGATGAGATCAATATCGCAGATATGGAATATGTCCGAGAGGTAACGATGCGCTGCGATTATCTTATGGCCACGCTCAATCCGGACGATCCGGACTTGCCGATATACGAAGAGTATATCAATCATAGCCGTCCGCTTCCGGTATTCGAGAATGACGCGCCGCAAGAACTTAATCAAATGCTTGTAGAAGAATCAAAGCCCGGTTGGGTGCATTGGTTCTTTTCTTTTGATCATAATGCCGGGTTAACTGCCGAAAAGAAGGCGCAGATAATCAACAATGTTCCGATCGGCACTAAGCTATTTAAAAACAAAATTCAAGGTCTGAGAGGCCGAGCAACGGGATTAATCTTTAATCTAGAAGCAAGGCATATCATCACAAAAGCAAAAGCAAAAACATTTAAGTATGATATTTTGTCTTGCGGCGTTGATACATCCTATAGCCGCACGACTGATGATAAGTTCTCATTTGTTTTCACCGGCATTACTTCATGTCGTAAAAAGATTACTTTAGCCGAGAAAGTTTATAACAACAAGGATTTGAAGATCCCGCTTTCTCCTTCGGATATTCCTCCGAGGTTAATTGAATTTATGGAGACATGCCGTAACGACTGGGGTTTCGCTAAGAATATTTTTATTGACTCAGCCGATCAAGCGACAATTTTGGAATGTCAGAAGTATAAGAGATCGCACGGCAGCGTTTATGTATTTAATCCGGCATGGAAGCAGACAGAAATAATCGATAGAATTAATTTAGAACTAGGCTGGATGGCTCACGATCAGTCGTTTATTGTGGATTCATGCAAAGAAACGATAAGAGAGCGAAATCAGTACAGTTGGGAAGAGAAAAAGGACAAGCCCGAGGATCGCAATGACCATACCGTCAATGCAGATCAGTATTCATGGCTGCCATATAAAAGCCGCATCGGGGTTATCGTTCCTGGCAATAAATCGGAGGACGACAAATGAAAGTAGATATTTTAGGTACAGAATACGAAATCGTTATTAAAAAATATGACGAGGAGGAAGCATTCGGCAGAAGAAGTATCTGCGGTTACTGTGATGGATACATAAAAGAAATAGTTGTTTGCGATATGTCAACCTATAAGGGTTGGGAATATGAGGGTAAAAGCACCATAGCCGCGGCACAAAACGAAACAATAAGGCATGAAATTGTTCATGCTTTTTTAAATGAAAGCGGCCTTTGCTGCAGCGCGCTTTCAAATGATGAGAGCGGATGGGCTCGAAACGAAGAAATGGTTGACTGGATAGCCATTCAGTTCCCGAAAATTTTAAAAGCATTTAAAGATGTTAATTGTTTGTAAGGAGGCAAGGCATTGAATATTAATACGGTTATTGATCATCTCAATAAAGAATATGGATATGATTTGTCCGCTTCTTTTTATGAATATATTACAGAATGGCAATATTGGTGGAAGGGCTATTATAAGCCTTTTCATCACTATCAAGAACGCGGTTATGATGGTAAGCTGATTGATCGAAAGTTATATACGCTAAAGATGGCAAAAAAGATCTGCGAAGATTGGGCCTCAATATTGCTTAATGAAAAAACAGAAATTGTAATTTCGGATAAAAACAGCTCCGAATTTGTCCTGGGGAAAAAAGACGACGAAAACGACGGTGGTGTTCTCGGCGAAAATGATTTTTCAGTACACGGCAATGAGCTTATCGAAAAGGCCTTTTATTCGGGCACGGGCGCTTTTGTGCTTCGTCTCGATAATATGAAGGTAGTCGGCGAACGGATCATGAAGGATACAGATACCCGAATCCGTATTGAATACCTTTCGGCTTTAAACATCATCCCTATGACTATTAAACATAATCGGGTGATTGATGTTGCCTTCGTTTCTGAGGTATTGCAAAAAGGCGAAAAATTCATATATATCGAAACGCATAATCTGGAATCGGATAGTTATATCATCCGGAATAAATATTTCAAGGAAGAAGAAAGCACTTTGAAAGAAATGCCTTTACCTGAAGGAATATTGGAAGAATTCAATACGGGTTCCTCAATTCCCTTATTCGCTATCATAAGACCAAACATCGTAAATAATATCGATGAAAGTAACGGCCTCGGCATATCAGTTTATGCTAATGCGATTGATAATTTGGAGGGTGTTGATCTTGCTTACAACAACTTCAATCGAGATTTTAAACTCGGCGGCAAAAAGGTGTTCTTAAATGAGGAGCTCACGCAAACAGATTCAAACGGAATAACCCTCACTCCCGATGATGTCGCTCAGCAGCTTTTTGTTGGCGTGGGTGATAATCTCATCGATGAAAACGGCAAAAACAACATGATACACGAATTCAATCCGGCACTCCGTGTTGTTGAAAACAAAGACGGCATCCAAGGGCAGCTGGATTACCTTTCTTTTAAGTGTGGTCTCGGCACTAAGCATTATCAGTTCAATGCCGGCAATGTCGTTACGGCTACTCAGTATATGGGAGACAAGCAAGAGTTAATTCAGAATGCCAGCAAGCACTATATCGTAGTCAATTACGCCTTAAAAAGTTTAATCAGATCCATTTTATGGATCGGGCAAGATGTTATTGGAGCTCCCGTAAAAGCTGATACGACTATTAGCATTAAGTTTGATGATAGTTATATCATCGATAAGGAATCTGAGCGCCTTAGGGATATGCAAGAACTCAATGCGGGGATCATGCAAAAGTGGGAGTATCGGATGAAGTGGTACGGTGAGGATGAGGCTACAGCGAAAAAAATGGCAGCAGCGCAGATAAGCGATGATGAACTAATGGACTTTAAGGATGAAGAGGATGAGGAATAATGCTCACGCCAAAACAGCTTGATGATTTCCCACAGCCCCTTATTGATCTTTTCGCAGAAGTCGAAGCCGACATTATCAAAAGCATGGCTGAGCGCATAGCGGCGCAGAATTACTTTATTCCCGCTGCTGAGTGGCAATATAAAAAGCTTATTGAAATGGGCCTTGTTCATGATGAAATATTAAAAAAATTATCGGCTACCCTCGGAAAAAGCAGAGGTGAGATTGAAAGGATTATGAAGTCCTCGGGCGTGCAATCCATAAAAAGGGATGCTTCAATCTATAAAAAACACGGTCTTGATCCTCCGCTTCTTAGAACCTCGCCAAACCTAATGACGATCCTCCAAACAGGTATTGACAGTACAAACGGATTATTCCAGAATCTTACATACACAACAGCAAGTACAGCCTCAAATCAATTTGTGCAAGCCCTTGATAAGGCATGGTTGCAAATTAATACCGGCGCGTTTGATCACAATAGCGTCATTCAAATGGCCGTAAAAGAACTTGCCAGCAAAGGCCTTGAATCTATTAAGTATCCGCCGACAGCCAAACGGCCAAACGGACGGACAGATCATGTCGACGTTGCCGTGCGCCGCGCAATGATAACCGGCATAAATCGCACGTCTATTCTTTTATCTGAGCAACTTGCCGATGAATTGGGCTGCGATTTAATGGACATAACTGCACACGCGGGCGCGCGTACAGGCATCGGCCCTGCGAATCATGCCGCATGGCAAGGCAAGCGCGTGAGTCGAAGCGGTCAGCAAGGCTATTTATCGCTTAAAGATATTGGTTACGGTACGGGTCCCGGCTTCGGAGGGTGGAATTGTCGACACAACTGGATGCCCGCATTCGAGGGAACCGATCCTGCCTATTCTCAAGAAGAGCTTGACGATCTCAACGCCGAAAAATATACATATAACGGCCAATCCCTGACCGAAGAAAACGCAGTTGAGATTCAGCGAGGTATTGAGCGTAATATCCGAAAGTATAAGCGCGAGTTCATGGGGATGCAGGCAGCAGGGCAGCCAACAGAAGAATCAGCATCTAAACTTTATAAATGGCAAGAGCGGCAAAAAGACTTTATTAAACAAACGGGGCTTAAACGTCAATATGAGCATGAGAAAATTGAAGGCTTTAATGTAAACTCAGCAAGAAAAGCATCAAAATCAAATAAATCGGTTGAGTATAAAGCTAATCAAATGTATAATATAGGCAGTAAAGAAGCTAACGTTAAAGCATATCTTCGCGATAAGCCCATAAGAGATAAAATTAAATCCAACGGACAGCCTAAAACAATCGAAGTTGGACAACAAAATAAGCACATACCGGGAACTAATGAATATCGACAGTATGTTGAAAAATTCTTAAAACGCGGAGAATTCGGACCAAGTAAATTGACGATAGATATGAAAACCGCGCAGGATTTAGTGAATCAATATCACGGAACAGGCATTATTAATCGTAATGGGAAGGGTCAATGGCTCAACGAAGAGGTGATTACGACTCACGAAGGAGTTGTTGGTATTGTCGTCAATAATTTATCGGGAGCAGAAGCTGAAACAACTGTATTTAAAATTAAGTATGGAAAAAGGGGAACACACATTTTCCCTGATTATCCAAGCAAGAAGGGAATGAAGGGAATAAAATGATAACCGCAGAATTAATGGGTAAATCCTTAATTGTGGAGACTTCCGAAGATGTCATATTCACTGGGCAATGTTGGGGTGTGTATGGCAGCACTCAAGGCAAGGAAGAGCACGGAAGAGATGAAAAATTTATAGAATTATTGAGCGATGGACAGAGTATAGTATTGTTCGATAGTGAGATAAAGTCAATAAAAATCAAATAAAGATCACTCTGTTTATTCGCGGGGTGATTTTTATTTTTAAATTGTTTGTCGGGGGTGATCTATTATCTCGTTCAAGGCGCACGTTAGCGTCTTATTTTTATGCCCTGAACATGGCATAAAAAGGTTCATTATTTCGCCCACCTGCAAGGCGTAATGAAAGCAGGGCAGCACGAGAAGCGACCTCGTAAAACGCGTAGCTGATAGGAACCTATGAAAAGAGAATTTTTAAAAGAGCTCGGCATCGCCGATGAAGCTATCGATAAAATCATGGCAGAAAACGGAAAGGATATCACGACCGAGCAAACAAAGACGACCACGGCCGAAACTAAACTTGCGGCCGCAGAGAAAACCGCCAAAGACCTGCAGGAAGCGGTTAAAAAATTCGATGGCGTCGACGTAGAAAAACTTAAAAAAGATGCTTCGGACTGGGAAACTAAATACAACGCTGATATCAGCAAAATCAAGCTTGAAAACGCTCTTGACATGGCGCTTATTACCGGTAAAGCCAAGAATGTTAAAGCGGTGAAGGCTTTACTTGACATCGATGAAATTAAGATCGATGGCGGCAAATTGCTTGGCCTTGACACCCAGCTCGAAAAATTAAAAGCTGAAAATGCTTTTCTATTTTATAACGATCAGACTTCCGATGACGACAAAGGCAATGGTTCCGGAGCTGATCAAAATTCTAGTTCTTTCCGTGCCAACAGCGGCGGAACGCATAAGCAAACCAACGCGACTGACTTTGATAAAATGTCAGACGAAGAGTACTACAAAACAACCATGACAAAAAATAAAGAATAAGAAAGGAATAAACAAATGCCTAATGAGTTTATTACGATCAAAAACATTGCAAGGCAGACATTGCCTCGCCTAATTGAGAATTTGGTGTTTCCGAATCTCATTTACAAAGATTATTCGTCCGAATTCGTGACCGGACAAGGCGCGACTATTCAGGTCAAAAAGCCCGTCATTCTTAAGGCGAATGACTTCGACGAAGAAACCGGCATCGAAACGCAGGACGTCAAAGAAAAGTCTGTTGAAGTAACCCTTGATAAGCTCGCCGATGTTTCAGTGGAATTCGGCGCTATTCAGCGCTGCACCAACGTTGACGATATGAATCGTTTATTTCTTGAGCCTGCAGCTGTCGCATTGGCTCAAAAGATCAATAGCGATGGCCTTGAGGTTTACAAAGACATTCCCTATGTTACCGGCTCCGCCGGCACTACTCCCTCAGCGCTTTCGGATATTACGGCAGCCCGTTTGTCGTTAAACCAAAGAAACGTTCCTCTTTCTCCGAGAATTGCAATTTGGGATCCCGGCGCCGAATCTAAGTTCCTTGAACTGGATACGTTTGTTGAAGCCGATAAAGCTGGGACCACGCAGGCGCTGCGTGAAGGCTCCCTTGGACGAGTTATGGGCTTTGAGAATTATATGTCTCAATCCATCAAAACTCACAATAAGGGCACTCTCGCAACCGCAGGCACTTCCGGCAAGAAGATTTTCTTAAAAGGAGCCGCTACAGGCGCAATATCCGTTGTCCTTGATACGGACGATACCGCCCTAACGGGAACGCTTAAGAAGGGCGATATTCTTACGTTCACAAAGTCGGGAGTATCCTCTGTTGTTACCGTCACCGAAGACGCGGAAGCCGTAACCAATGAAATTACGGTTAAAATATATCCCGCTCTTACCGCGGCCGATAATGCGGAAGTATCCGTGACGGCAAACCATGTTGCAAATTTGGCCTTT